GGGGGCCGTGTGCACCGAAAGGTGCACGCCTATTATTATTTCTAATAATAGTAGATGGGTTCTTCCATTAAGTGTATGGTACACTTAATAGGTTGCAAACTTACCAATCTCAGCATTCCTCTTCCTTCAATGGGACAGATTTAGGATACATGAGTTTATGTAACTCAATAATCATATGGTCTCTGGATTTAATTCCAGATGATCTATTATCTCTGTCTCACATTGATAACTTTCTTCCTTTAATTAATACATCTCTAATGAGAGATACATCAGTTAAAAGATCGATAGCATCCTTATGAGAGGATTGTTGGTCAATTCTTCTTGATATATCAAGAATACATTGATCTAAATCCTTCACAATGATGTGAAGAGGATGTTCAGCAGATTCTAAGCCGTACCCTCTAGTGGTTTTTAAATTACCACCCCCAAGTTCTGATTTTAGTTTCATTAAAGAACTAAAACTTTGAGCTACTGATTCGCCGACAAGCTCTAGCTTATGCATGAGCAGGCCTAGATGAGCACCGGATGTCTGTTTCCATTCATTCGGGTAAACAACTAGTTTGTCTGGACTAAGAGGTTCCAATGGTGATAATTCATCATTGATCTCTTTAAAGGATATAATCAGGAGAACCTTTTCTCTATCTTTCTTAAAAAGAAGAGAGAGGAAAGAGTCTAAAATTTGACTCACTTCCAAGGTATTGTTATCACTTAAAATGATACTTGTACCCACCGTGTCTCTAAGTCATTTAATCAAGTCAATGGTTTTTCACCATTGGTGTTGACTAAAGATCTCTTCGAACGCAATAGGACTAAAAGGGGTGTATTCCACACCATCACAGAAGATATACTTCGCAAATTCTGCGGAGTGTCCTACGATCTGATTTTCAGGTACGTAAGATTTATTTTCTGATATATTCATTCCTAATTTAAGAATGATATCCTTATATTCTGAAGCCATCATTTTATTGTAGATGACAATGTCATCACCTAAAATGTATCATGGTCTGTTTTCGATTGAGAGTTTTAATCTAATGTACTCACACACCATGTGATGTGTGATTGCCATAGCAGGTCAACTACAATACGATCCCATGGGTTGTCCTACTTCATAGTAGGTAAACCTATTGATATCATGTACAAATGGTTTAACCTTCATAAGGTCAAGTCAAGAGTACATAATCTTATCTAAGGAATCGGTTGATAAATCACTATTCATACTAAGTAATCCCTTTAGAGTGGCCAACTGAGTTTCAATTGGTCATCTATCGGTTGCTGCTGTAAGATCAAATGATCATACATCAGTACTCTTAGTTAAATATTTTACCTTAAGTGCTACTTCTCTTTGTCGAAAAGTTGCATCACAAGGGTGATTTCTTAATCAATTCATCATTGATAAGTGGAACGGATGTAGTAACTCTTGATATAAGTAGTTTTGAACAAAGATAACTCTTGTTTTACCCCCTTTATCGGGAATAAAGACTAGTTTAGCTTCATTTAATTTACTTGTATCAATACCTGTTATGGTTTCATCATCACATTTAAGTGTTTGATTATCACCTAGTGATCTGATTTCATCCAATTCAGTTTTAGAGTAATCATAATTACTTAATGCATTATACATGCTGAAAAGATCAGGTCTATTAAATGTCTCACAATGAAAAGTAAACTTCTCATTGTTTGATTCTTTGATAGCTTTTGAGTCTTTCCAAGCTCCTAGTAAGGACACAGGTTCATTTGGACCTGCTTTCAAACTAGAATGTATTCTGTAATTAGATTCTCTAAAGGGATTAAGGATAGGCAAATTCATCTCCTTTTGTACTACTAAAGCAGTGGTAAACAGATTCTTGCTCATTTGATCAAGAACCTCTTTATCTCCTGTGAAAGGTGTTTCAACTGTAGAAAGATCTATTTTAGGTTTAAGTTTAAATATGGTATAACCATTACTTAAATTTACAGCCAATCTTGGATCTTCCTTAATTAATTTATTAAATAAGGGGAGTTTTCGTGGAATTTTGGATACTTTATAAGTATCTCACCACATACCTCCAATACAGAAATCATCCTTGACCTTTTGATTTAAAACATTTCGTCTAGTAACAGTATTAAGATCCTTAAAGACCTTAACAGCTACTTCTAGACCATTTTCTTTAATCAGTTTGTCAATGAATTTTAACAGCTCTTCAATAACTGGAAAGTTATCTTTATTAGGACTGAGAGACAATGAAATTGCTAAAGAGAAAGGCAAAAGAACCCTTTTTAAGCTTCTACAAACCAGATTTTCAAATAATTGAAAGTAAAGGTCTTTGTTAAAGCCAGAAAGTGATTCAAAGTTAAAATCAAGTCTCATAGACTTGTCTTTGATTTTCTTGTCCTCTCCATTAACAGTCTCTGAAGATCTTTCACTATTTTTAATAATAGTGAGGATATCTGAGGGGGCCGCTACTGGTGTAGGGGAAGTCAAAGAACTTTCCTTTAATGATCTATTACTAGTCATTGGATTAACAACTTTACTTTCATCATTAGTTAAAGTACTAATATTGACAGTCTTATCCAAACTTTTGAGAAGATTAGTAAATTCTTCTCTGGATGAGATAGTCATTAATGTATAATAACTGATTTTGAAAACTATAAGTTTTACTTACCCCCATCTTTTGGATGGAGTGTCTTGTAGACTTGTAAGTGTCAACAAGCTTGTTAGACTTATTGATCTTAGGGTGGATAGTTTGGTACTTTTATGTACACGCTTTTAGCGTAGGGAACTATTTCAAGTTTCATCAAAGTGATATCCAATCACTTGGAAGACGTGCCGAAAAAGGGTTGGTTAAGTCCTTTTTGGGTACAC